CCACCTATGGTGCCTCCTTGCATCCATGCCTGAATCTGTTTGACCTTCTTTTCATTATCAAGAATCAGTTGCCTAATTTGCCGTTCATTCTCTGTTTCACCAAAACCAAGGGTAGATTTATCCATCTCTTTGAATTGTTCTTTGGCCTCAGCATTGACTTTGGCAACCATAGATGCTGTAAGTTTGGCAATCTGAACTTTTTCAGCGCCTGCCTTTCTATATTTCTCAACTTCTCCTTGAATCCGCACCAATTCCTGCTCATAAGCAGTTTTACCTATTGCCTGTGTTTCAAGATCGGTCTTACGAATCAGCTCAGTTATCTCAACTTGAAGGGCTTTTTTAATCTTTAAAATTTCCAAGGTTGCATATCTCTCAGTTTTGACACCGCTGATACCTTTTGCTTTGTATTTCTCTACTTCAAGATTGATCCGATGAATCTCTTTCTCAAAACCAACCTTACCAATCATCTGCAATTCTGCTTCGGATTTCGCGATTGCATTGTTTATATCTTCCAATGCTGCAGCATATGCCTGCGCAGCTTTTGCTGCACCTTGTTGTGCTTTAATTTTGTCGCTCATGTTTTTGATAAACTTTTTATGATTGGCCTCTGCACGAGCAATGGCTTTCTGATCAGCTTCACCAATGACTTTGTCAACTCCAGCAATATTTTGAGCAGACTTATTGGCAAGTTCTACTGAAGCACCGTAAAGATCTTCGCCAACCTTATATGCTGCATCAGCCAAGCCTTTTAATTCTGCTTCTACTTTTTTGTTGCCTCTGAATCCTGCCAATTTTGATTGTAAGTCATTAACACCTCCAACCAAATATGCAAATCCAGACGCAACTGTCAGCACACCTGCAGCAACAGCTTGGAAGACTCCGAACAGTTCTTGCAAAACCCATATCAATCCTTTGCCAATGTCTTCTTTTAATTGCTGCACCTGTGCTTGAAATTTTTGAAGATTTTCTGCAGTACTTAAAGCTAAAGGTCCCATTTTAGCCTGTTGCACAGCAGCTCTTGATAAAACAAGACCAAGCAAATCGATGTCTTCTATACCAGCTGCGATTGCTTTATTAACAAGAGCCAACTCCTCTTTTGCAATAAGACCATATCTTTTCAAAGATCTTGGCATATTTGTACTAATGGCATCTGTTATATTTTCATAAGCAGTTTTGATGTCTTCACCTGCTATTCTTGCCGAAGTACGGGCAACTTCCATGATCTTGACAATCTCATTGCCCTTCAACCCCATTACCATTCCTTTTACAGCTTTCTGCATAATGTCAGAGTTATCAACTGTTTCCTGTGACACTCGAGTCATTGCATCAACAATTTCGTTGGCATTCTCTTTTGCAGCAAAAGCAACAATTCTAAAAGATTCTTCTGCCTGCTGTGCCGATGCACCAAGCTTTGCATAACTAAATGCTTGATTTATAGCAATTCCAACAGCAAATGCAGTTCCAGCTAATGCCATCCAATTGGCTTTAATTCTGTTAAATCCGCTTGTGACTCTTTCTGCAAAACCAGGAGGAGCAAGAGTCGCGTGAAACTTTTCAATCTCCTTGCTGGACATACCAACAGATTGTGCAACCCGATTGATGGCGTCGCTGGCTTTATCCATACCCATCTTTTCTGTCATACGGGATTGTAGTTTGGCAATCTGCGCTTCTGTTAGCTTACTTGTAGCTCCAAGCTTCTCAAGATCTGTTGAAAGCTTCTTGGTTGCTGTTTGTGCCTCTTCAGTTGATATTTTTATCTTGATACCAGCCATTATCTTTTACCTTTCGGCTTTGATTTTGGTCTTTGCATCCTTACAACATTCTTTGGCAAATCACCCTCTTCTGATCTTGATCCACCATCTGGTCCTTTATAAAGCAGATAATCCAACTTCAATATCTTCTCAAAATCGTCAATGGTGGCATCATACAACTCGCATATTGCCATCATTGCCGTTGTTGGCAAAGGACCAGGACCGACCTGTGTTAGAGGTCGATCCCTGCCGTTTAATATGTTCCAAAGTCTCCATGCCAGCCAATTCCCTTGCAGCAAATCTGGTTTCTTACATTCCGTATCACATGGCGGATCATCATTGTAAACTCTGCGACAGCCCTCGCAATCCGCTATTTGCTTGTTTCCGTACCATGCTGCGCAGTCTTCAAGTTTTTTGCTTCTTTCTCCAGATCCGCCTGAACATTCTTGTAGAGGGCTTCTGCCTGCTCAATCACCTTGTCAATAAATTCAGGATTGCCAAGATAAACCAGTTCCTTGTTGGAATTGATGCAATTGATGGATTCTCCATTCTCGTCTTCAATCCCTTTCCAGTCAAGAATGGTGGCATAGATTTTCTGGAGTTTGAATTTATAAAAATCAATCTCCATAAATCGTTGGCCTTTATCCCACTCTGCTTTCTTGGCCTTTTCCAACAGGTCAGATGTTTCCTTTGGTGACATTGGATGCACCAAAAACTCTGCCTTCTCGTCAGGGTTTTCTCCCTCAACAATGATCCATTCCTCAATACGCTTCGTTCTCAGCTTCATTTTATCTCCTCCCGGATTTCTGTCCCGGTTGAAATATGGAGGGAAAGGGGAGCCGGGATCTACCCTGTTCGACTACGAGAGTCTATTCCCTCCAATCCCAATTAACAAATTACAATTTCACAGCTGTCTTCTCCATCAGTACCAATAGCCTTCATCGGAATGCTCAACTCAAGAGCTGGAGCATTGAATTCAACGGTTGGCACCTCAAGGAAAGCTCTCGGAAAATAAACGTCCATGATATAACCAGCTGTATCACCGAACTGGAAATGCATGCTGTTTTCGTCAGAGGCCATCCCATCCGCAAAATACTTGGCATCTGCCTTCTTGAAATACAGCTTGAGGGTGGAGGTGATTTCTCTCAAATCCTCAAGATAGTCCTCAGCATAATCTGTTCCAATTTCATCAGACAGATATTTCTTGGGTGCCCTAATGCTCAAAGACCCAGACTTGATCTTTGCAGAAACACCAGATATTTCAACCGATGTGTCTTTGGCTTCAACAGGATCACCAATCGCCGTGCCTGTTGGCAAATAACCACAAATCGTGTCTGTCGTTGCCCAATTGTGATCAAGAGCCACGTCAAAAAGCAAGGTATTTGCTGTCGTATCAACCGCAATAATTTGTCTTGCATTAGTCCCGCTTGATGCACAATGAACCCAAGCATCAACAGAGAAAAGATTTGCGTCTCCCACATAAGCAATGGTTGCTGTTGTGGCAGCGTTTGCAACCATCGTTGATGTCCCTGCCCAAACCATATTCATCCCTTCACCAGAAAGCGTGAGCTTGACCGCACCTTCATTTGTGACATCGATAGCAGCCTCGCTTACACTTGCTCCTTGGAGACCCTGCACAAGATGGTCAGTTTCAATCCAAATTGAGATTGAAGGAGAAGTGGTTGTCTGGCGATAATACGGAGAAGACAAAACCACACCATTACCAACCGTGCCTGTAGCAGCCGTTGAAGATGCATACCCTCTGGTGCATCCTGTAAAGGTTGCAATAGTTGCATCCGTTGCCGGAGCAATATATCCGGTGTATCTAACATATTCCGTTGTAGGAGTCCCATTGGTGATTCCAACCACCCCAACATGCGGAAAATCAGCAATATCAATTCCGGACAAGACCATTGTAGCCTCTGTGGTGCTTGCAAAAGCTACACCAAGAGTTACACCAGTCAACGTTGCAAGGCAGCTTCCCTGCAATGACTGGAAAAGACATGATCCCTGTGGTTTTGTCCCAACCGTTCCTGATGGCCTGAGATACATCGGAATTGACCATTTTCCAGGCGGCAAAGCGCTCTGGAAACGATCAAGAACATCCAATGTATTTGCCAATTCCTCAGAATCATTAAAAGCTGGATTCTGTGAAATCACAGCGTTGCCTGCAGGCCTGATAAAATCAGTTGTCCCTGATGGCAGCTGTAATGTTCCAAACACATCCTCTAAGACAGCAAACACTCGCTGTTTCCTACTGAGGCCGATCTCTGCGTTCTCACTCATGATACACCTCCTATTATATTTCTGTAAAATTAAAAATTTTTCTTCTCAAACTTTTGAAATTTTTCAACTCCTTCTCCCATATCACAAGAGTCTCAAATCCAAATGGTTTGAAAATATCAGCCCTGTCTTGTGGATCTTGACCTCTGTGCCAATAATCACCAAACAATTCGATGATTTTCTTCTGGCCATTGACATTGATAAAATCAGGGCACTTGCCTGCTATGAAAACTTGACCGTCACCGACGTATCTCCATTCTCCTGGATATAACTGCTCAAGAACATTCTTTAGAAACATTTCTGGTTTGTTTGGCTTACATCTATTCCCTTTAAAAAAATCAGCGATTCTTTTTTCTGCAAATTCTGGATCTTGCCATTTTTCTTTATGAGTCTTGGACATTTTCTTTTTATAATCTTCTGTACGAACTACTCCTTTTAATTTCCGGGATACTTCTTTTTTCCATTCCTCTGTATGTTTTTTACCTTTCATTCCTGACACAAAACTTCCATCTTGATATTTTTTTTTCAACGTTTGAGAGGTTTTAAGGTTGCTTTCTTCCGTACGAATTTTGCCAAGATTATATTTATTCCCTTTCATCCTTTCAGATACTTTTTGTCTTTGTTTTTCAGATTGAATGATTCCTTTATGTGCTTCTGATATATTTTTCTTTGCTTGTTCTGATCGTGGTTTTCTCCCCTTATAATTTGGTTTGCCTGTTTTGACTTCTGACATTTTCTTTTTTGTCTCTTCAGACGTAGGATTTTCTCTTTTAGTCTTACGCATACCATCAAGCATTCTTTTTCTTTGTTCTTCAGGGATAACTCTCCCTTTTAAGGCTCTGGATCTTTTTTCATTAGATTCTTTTGTTTGTTTTCTCCCTCTAAGAGATTCAGATATTTGTGTCCTTAATTCAACAGAACAGATCTTCCCTTTATTGGCTTTCCCAATCTTTTGTTTATGCTCTTCGGAAAGATTTGTTCTTTTTAACATTAAACTTCTCCTATCCACGTCCAAAAATCAATGCTCACAAGCACATGAAAGTACCCACTATCATCCAATCCCGGTATGTCTGTATTTGGTTCATTAAAAATAATGCCTGACACATCTCGTCTTCTAAATAACGATTCAAGCCTTGATGCATAACCCATGAGTGTTTTGGTTCCTTGCCCAGCAAGACCAAATATCGAAATCATAAGCAATCCGCTTCTCATTCCAATTCCGTCATCACCCAGTTCTCCGACAACCGTTTCACTCATCTTGATCGTTGGTCTTATCCATGAAGCCTGTGGTGCAACAAAATGCTGGTTAGGATAACAGATTTCTGTTGCTGTTGCCCAACTTGCAGCAATTGAAGACATTATGGCTGATCTGATTTCATCGGGTGTCATTTTTCTCCACCGCCTCCCGTTGGTGCAAGACTGGGATACTTTGCCAATTCCTGATTGATGAAATTAGTTATTTCTGGAATAGCCTGTCTATAAATCCCCTGTGGCGCTTGCGTCTTGCTCCAGCCATTCTCAAGTCTTTCTGCATAAGGAACATTGTTATAAAGCCAAATATCGCCATCACCAACCTTCCATGTCCAATTGCCTGCTGTTGCAGGAGGGATCACTGATCCTTTCTTTCCTTTAACAATTTTTTCATTTCCTGCTGGCTCCATATTGGCAATGCCATGACTGCCTCTGTAAGCACCAGTGTCAACAGGCGATCTCTTGATAATGGCTTTAAAGGCTCTCAAAACACCGTTCCTAATAACCTTGCTGATGTCAGCATCAATTGCAGCTGCCAATTGTCTCAATGATTGAGAAAATTGACTTGCATTCTGAGAAAGTTCTGCCTGTAATGCTGCTGTTTCCATTTATCTGTCCTTGAATCCTTCGTATGGTTCTTTCTCTTTTTTGCCAGCCACAGGTTTTGCTTTGGCTTCAGCCAGTTCCTGTCTCAAAATGCCAATGATTTTTTCCTTCTCCTGCACGACAGCTTCCAGCCGTGCAATTTGGTTCAGCATAACATGCTTCCTTGATCCTCTGTCCATATTCATTTACCTCCTATTATTTAACATCCACAATATAGAGAATCACACTGCCGCCAGGTTTCACAGCCACAACAGTGTCAGCCACCCAATTGTTGGAATCATAAACCACATTAAACTCAATTTGGTCCAGTGTAGGCAATGCAGAGCCGTTCAAAAGAAGACGAACACGGTCAGACTTGCCATAAATCCCTTCTGGAGACACCATTGTAGGATTTAGGATAACCCCAATTGTGTCGTATGTAACTGCTGTTGAGGCATATGAATCAGTCGTTGCAATATAGGATCCATGGATTGACTGAATCACCTGCATGGCTACACCGAATTTGTCCAGCAGTTTCTTGGCCAAATTAGCTTTAGGTGTGTAATCCATAATCTGTCCTTTGTTTAAGTGATACAGATATCTGATTTCTTGTTTCTACTGAATGATGCCTGCCTTTTATCCAAGGAATTTGTCCTTTATTAGCTCTGGATAACCTTTCTCTTGTTTCTATAGACACCTCTTTTCCTTTCAAAGATCGAGATAAATTGGTTTTATGTTCTTTTGATTTTGGCTTCCCTTTTGCAGCCTCAGATAATTTTCTCCTTGTCTGCTCTGAAAAAGTTTTTCCTTTCAAGGATGCTGATATTTTATTTCTTGTTTCCTCCCGACAAGGTCTACCATTCATTCTTTCTGATAACATTTTCTTTTGTCCACTTGACATAGGGACACCTTTGTTCCATGCCGGTTTGCCCTTCTTGGCATCTGACATCTTCTTTCTTGTTTCAACAGAAGGACAATTACCTTTTCTTGCTACACTAATTTTATTTCTTGTTTCTTCAGAACGACGTTTGCCTTTATGAGCTTCTGACATTTTCTTTTTTGCTTCTTCAGAGCAGCGTTGGCCTTTATGGGCTTCAGACAAATTCTTTTTGTGGCCATCAGAAAAGACCCTTCCTATTGCAGCAATTGACATCTTGCTTTTGGTTTCCTCAGAATGCTTTTCTCCTGTATGATCAGGAGGATCTTCTCCTCCATCTGTCATATTGGCAAGAACACCTGTCTTTTTATCTTTTCTTCCATACAAATGTATTAATTCAATTTCTTTATCAAAAGCCATTTCTACATCATGTGTAAATAAGGCAATTTCATAATCAATTTGGCCACCATCCTCCCATATTTTTCTGATGACATTTCTTTTATAACTATTTGCACATTTATTAGACAGTGCCTCTTTTCCATGAGCTTCAATTCTGAATCCTTTACAATTGCCTTTGCCAACATAGAATGGTCTGCCATCAGGTCGTTTTAAAATATAAGTATAGAATTGACCAGGGTACTGTTTAATTAAATTTTTGGCTTGTTGAAGGTCCATTTTATGTCCTCAAAACCGTTAAAACGTTGCCACTCTTTAGCAATCCTTTGAGGTAGCCTTCAATCGTCTGGTAAACTACTCTTGATGGCTGCGTTCCGAAATACTCAATTTCCAGAACATCAATCTTTTCTCTGCGAATACCGCTTGTCAAACTCGTCTGCAAAACCCCAGGCGACACTGATTCTTCATAAGCTGCCCTGCATACGGCATTCTTTAATCCAGGCGGTATCTCTTGGTAATACTCTTCAAATTCAGGTTCAAGGTTGATGTCATCATATACCCCAACCCGTGGCCATTCCAAAGGATCATCATAACTGTATTTCTCTCCTTTGAAATTGAATGTCTCCACATAATCCATGCCTCTTATGATGGCGGTTATCTTGTCCGGACTGCCAAGCTCAGCCCAAGAGGTCAATCCACGGTCAGAGCAAAAAGTTGTTACCTCAGCAACAGTCACATAACTGTTTGCTCCTGTTACCACCGTTCCGTCTTCAATCACTAAAGTTGCCATTGGTTTTCTCCTTTACACTTCTGCCACAGGCAAATCAGCATCAAGCTCATA